CTACAACTGTAAATTCAATTCCTGAATCATCACTTGCACTTAAAAGTGTAATTTGTCTAGCTGTACCAGTATCTGCTGTATAAGCGCCTCCAGAAGTTAATGCTCCACCTAAAGTAAGTGCTGCATTATTTCCAACTGCTGCTGCAGTCGATAAACCATCAGCGTCGAGTGCCGTAGTTGTAATTACTGCAGATGATTTTATATCTGTTGACATAAATTTTCTCCTAACTATTAATTAAGATGGGGCCGAAGCCCCATCATAATTTATTTTATTACAGATTCATCCAAACTAATGAATACTCTGTAGTTGCACTAACACACATAACTTGTCCAATTATTTGACATTCAGCATCTGCGCCAGAATCCATAACTTCAACTGCTCCTGCAGTTCCGTTTGAACGAACTGCTGGTGTTACTAGAGTAAGAGTACCGTCAGTTAATAATGCAGCTGGTCCATGAGTTTGGAACCAACCATAATAACTAGCAGTCATATCAATTGTTGTTGCACCCACGCAAGCACCAGTATGTGTAGTCGGAGCTACAACAACTGCTGAATACGGGTTAGGCATCAAAGTTAATTGAGAGTTAGTTGTTAACGCTGTTGCTAGATCATCGTAACAAGTAATAATAACACTTGGATCGTCTGAGTGATCATGAGCAGGGTTAGACTTAACTTTTAAACATTGTCCTTCACCATTCACGTCATTAACAAATAGATAACCTTCAGCATATTGATTAGCTGTAAGATCTGTGTCTCCAGCTGTTTCAATAGATATTGCTGTTTCACCAGCTGCAACTGCTGCAGTAGCAGCACAGTTAGTATGGTTAGCAACTTCTGTTACGTGTTGTACGAGTTTTCCAGCAGTAATCGCTGAGCCGCCATTAAGTCCATATCTGAATTTTCTGTCATTGTAAATTAATTCACTTCCTAATGGAAATAATTGAGATGAACTTTCAGCGAATGGATCTACAGTTGCTGCAGAACTACTAGCTTTACCGATCATTAAATCAGTAGGTCCGTAACCAGATGCAGCTGTATATTTCCAGTGCACTCCATTTACGGTTATTGCTTGCCCTGATGAATTAACACTAAATTTATCAGTGTATACACCAGTTGCAGATGCTTGTGTGGAAACTTTAAGACCAGATTCTGCTCTTACCGTTCCCTTAAACGTTGTATTTGCCATATTAATATTCCTCCTAGAATATAATAAATGTAGTCCCTAGGGAATGTCGACTATACACGTCTACATTTATTTTTTTTTAAAATTTGTATAGTGGTAAATTTATATGTTATTTTTTGATTGAGGGCAAGGGATCCCTAGGAAAAAAGTGATTTTTTGATAGCGCTTAAGTGGCTATCGAAACTTGGTCTTGGACTTCGTTTATTTTAGTCTGAAGAGTTGCTTCTTCAAACTCTTTGGCAATGATCTGCTTTATAACATCCTGGATTTGTTTATTGATCTCAATCATCCGAATATTATGCTTCCCGTCCTTCAGATGCTCGTGTTGCCACTCTAGTTCCAAGGACCGTTTCGTAATGTACAGGTCTTCCGTCATTTATAACCTCCTCATAGGTTATCCATTTACCACGGGTAAATCCATCTTTTTCGAACTTTACCTCATTTTTTCCTACTTTGTCAAGGATTGTTTTTTCAACATCCTCTAAAGTATCATTACTCTTGATATCAAAAGACGCAAAATACCCATTGTAGTGGATTCTTATGTCGGAAGTTTTTCATAGTGAATTTCTTACTGTATTAACGAAATGAGGCGGTTTTGAGGCCGCCTCATTAATTTGTTTTAGTTGCTATTACGCACCTGGTGATCCGAAGACACCACGCCAGTCAGACCAGCCGAAGCTGTATCTTTCTCTAGCTTTGTATCTAACGTTACCAGTTTCAAAATCGCCTTCCATAGCAGTTTTGATTGGTGCTCTAACAAAGTGTTTTAGTCCATTTGGTACATCTGTTTTAATGAACCATGCGTCTGTATCTGTTAAATAGTGATTAACCACATAACCTTGTGGAATCACATTCATAGATACAACAGCACTGATGTCATTATCAGCTGTTCCAGTTCTACCGACAGATTTTAATAATCTTTCAGCAGTAAATTGAAGCGCCGAAGGAATAACCATTTTTCTTCCTTGAGCTGCAATTTTTAAACCTCTTTCATCAGTTAGCGCAGCAATGTCAATCATTGCTTGCTCTAATGAAGTTTCGTTTAAGTCTGCTGCAGTTGATAGTTCATTTTGTTCTGTACCAGACACAATTACGTGTGCAGTAGAAAACAGTTCTAAACCATCTCCGCCAGTGTACGAACTATTAAATCCTCTGTTGAGAACGTTCGCTGCTTTAACTTGTTTAGCATTAGCCATTGAACGTGCTAGTGCTTTTGTATAACGAGACGCGAGTCTGTCATACAAGATTGTCTTCAATCGCTTCTTCAGTAATTGAAAACGCTAAAGCAAGCGTTTCATGCGTATAACGAGCCGTGAAAGTTTCTGTTGCCGCGTCGTAATTGACACTTTGACCTTCAGGTTTTACACCCGCATTTCCGAATCCAGATAACATAACTTCTTCTTCAAAAGCTCTGTCTGAATTTTCTGTATCGAAAATTTGTGAGTGTTCGTTAGCATAGTTTTTGTACTCCAGGCCGAATAGTGCATTCAAACCTGGTTCTAGTTCTTTAACTAGTTGTGCTCTTGATATTGCCATGTTTTTATACTCCTATACTCCTGTTGTAGTTGTGTAGAAATGTTCGATGATAATAACCTTCCAGTTAACGTTAGCGGCTGTTAAATCGCTATTGTCTGGATCATCTGACAAGTTCACAACCCGTAAATTAGCGGCTGTCGTCGCTAATGTAGAGTCTCCTAGTTCAGTTTTAGAAACGTAGTGAGGCGAAGAGCCTGCTGCTACTACAATATCAGCATTATTTCCAATGTCTCCTTGAGCGGAGGCACTAGCGTTGTCTGATTGTACTTCATATAACTGAAAAGGATCATCTGTGACAAAGCCTTTAATGTCCGTTGCGGTATTACTTCCTTGTAAGTTATTCGCAAAAGTAGGCTTGTTAGTCGTTGCGTCAGTAAAGAAAACGCCTTGCAATGAACCGATCATTAACGCACTTGCTTGGTTTGCTGCACCAACTGCGATACCAGCACCGGACGCTGAAACAACGTGGTTTTGGTAAAGAGCGGATGCGCAAGCTGCAATTTCGTATTCTGTGGTTCCTGAGGCTTCTCTATTGCTGCCCAACTTGCCGATTGGTCTTAGACCAAATGCGGCGTCTTGGTTTGCCATAGTTTTTCTCCTTAGTTAATAAAATTTCGTTGGGTAAGAATCGCTAATAAATTAGTCTTTCTTAGTACCACCGAAGGTTACACGAGTCTGCCTCTCAGCATTGATTGGCATACTTGGGTGCTGATCCTTCAAGAGATCGCTTTCAATCGCGTCGTCTTTATCCTGAGTCATTTTTCTAAAATACTCATCGCGCGCTTTAACGAGCTCGTCTGGTATCCTTGACAGCAAAAGGCCGCCAACTCCGATGATCCCCTTGTATTTGCCTTCGTTCACCATTGGATATTCAGATCCAGGATATTCATCAGCTCTTACAAGCTCGTATCCTGATCTTAATTTACCGGCTATGTTCTTTGTATCAGTAAAGCCCATAGTCTCAGCTCTTATCCACCTGTGGTGAAATCCTGCAGGCGCAGGGGGTGCATCTAAAGATGAGGGTGGAGTCCATGTAGTTCTACGTTTCGTTTGTTCTCTACTCTGGCTCGCACGGGAAGTTTTTATTTTTTCGTTGGTCATATGCTTATGCCTCCTTCGTGATTCTTAATTGTTTCGCATATTCTTCAAGTGGCACACCTAATTTTTTAGCAATTGCTACTTGAGACGATGTGAGTCTCACTATTTTGCGACCTGGTTTTACACTTCGCGTAGCGGATGCTACTGTTTGTGTAGGTTTAGTCGATTCCTGAGACTTAGTATTAACAAATTTATGTGGAAAGTCAAGACGCATTCGTTTATCAACTTCAACATAATATTCATCGGATTTAGGGTCAAACCCTTCCTCCTCGGTTAGTTTCTTGTGCAAATCAAAAGCGGAATAAGTCATGGCGTTGTCTTTTCCAAACCATTCATTATTTTCCGCCCATGCTTCTGCTTTAGGGTCTACGGGTTGAGGTGCAATCGCTTGATCTAAAGAGGGAGTTTTTACCACTCTTTCTTTAGCTCGTGACTGTTGTTCTTTTAAAGCATTCAACCGCGCTTCTTCAATACCCAGTTGAGCAATAGACTTTTGAGCTTCAACTTCAGCATTAATATCGTTTGCTTCTCTTGCCGTGTGAAGTTTGGCTTTAGCCGCATCGATTCCAGATACGACTCTACTTTCAAGCGCCTTGACATAATCAGGCTCTAGTCTTGAAAATCGAGTTTTTAACTGAGAATGCTCAAACTGAACGCCTTTGGCATAATCCAAAGCGGCTTCTTTTTGCCGTTCCGCTTCACGCCATTTTTTAGTTAGTTTCGAAATTCTCCGTTGAACTCCTTCACTGTATTCCTCTAATTCTTTCTTTTCTTCGGATAAAACAGG